CTTTCCTGATAAAATTTCACCCCATACCCCTATTGTTGAGACGAACGGTAAACCAGCTAGCAATAAAGCAACAAAAAAGCCAGCTAGCGTAATGTTAGCTGGCAACTGACATCAATAACTAAAGATTCCCGTTTATCCTATTCTATTTAACTGTTCCATAAAATTATGTTTTTGTGCTTCTCTCATAATACTGTCTACCACCTCTCTATTTACATCCTTTAACCTTTCAAGAAGTTCTGTATATTGAATCCCTAAATTATTCTTATTTGCAATCCAATCAATGAAGAAACCTTTTGCCAGAAAACGATAGGTAAACCCAGCATCTAATCCAGCTTCAATAATCTTCTCTGCTCTTTCAACCATTTTTTCAGGCTCATTACCTACATACTTCGTAAGAGTGCCTTCTCCATATTTACACGTCTCCGCCAGTACCGATTCTTTTATGTCAGCAGAATAAATCAGATACTTACTAAGTGTCGTCAGCTTAAATCCACCATTCGGTAACATATCATCTACTTCACCTTTCTTCGTTCTTTGATGTTGTATATTCATATACTTAACGATAAAACCTAAGATAGTATTATCAGGATACGCTGCACAAGCCTGTTTAGCAAAATCTCCTTTATTCCACTTTACTGACGTATTGTTCATTTCTGATATCATAATCCGTATATCCTCATCTTTAACCAATGGATACATAGCCTTTATCTGTGCAGGAGCTTTAGGCGTAAATTCTTCGGGCTTATCTTCTACTTTACTTCCGTTTTTCTGCCATTTCTTCATTGCATTTTCATAATTCTTCTTAGCCTTTGCATCTTTTTCTCGAAGCTCCATTATAGCCCTATACCTGTGCTGCCCTTCAATAATGACCAAATAATCATTAGCTTTAGAAGAATCTATTGGAAAACCAGATACAGGGTCTTTCAAAGTTAACCCCTCCTTTACCACATCTTCACCATCAACCACAACAAGCGGAAAATACTGTGTATGTTCTCCAATAGACTTCATTTTGTCATTCAAGTTAACCTTGTTAATGTCTCGATTGATACCACCAGCGATAAAAGCTACTTTCTTTCCTTCGTTTAATTCTCTTGATTCCAGAGTAAAGATTTCATTTGTTCTCATATTTCTTTTGCAGTTTTTAGACTGGTGCGCTCCAGTTTTATTTGTTATACTGCAAAGATGATGTTTTATTAAGAGTACTAACGGGAATAAAAAAACACTGCTTTCTTATTCCCCCACTTCACAAGCTGTAGAATGAAGTATTTAGAGAATAAGAAAGCAGAAATAAACAATAAAATAAGTCTCAATCAATAATAAAATGCATTCAAACTCCTTATGTCCTTATCTTTATATTGCTTCAACAGGGACTTCAAGTAGTCATAATCAACCAACACACTTTCGTTGCTCACGATACCAGTGAAGTATAGTAGATGAGAAATCAGCGTCTTTTCCTTGTCAGACATATTAGCTCCCTTCTTTCTCTTTTCTTTTACCTGTTCTTGATAATTCAAGGCAGTGATAATCATTTGTGAGAAATAATAAGCGAATACAGAGAATGATTCAGTATGTGGATTGCTCAAGTCAACGCTGGCAGTATTCATTTGGTCTGAATTTACTGTTTCCAATCCGTCTGCACAAAACTTGGCTATACTAGCAATAGCCGTTTTATTATCTATCACGATATTCTTCCTACCTATTTTCAACGTAATACAAATTGGGCTTTTAAAGACTGCACCAAACGGAGTATCTCTTTTATAATCCTCACTGATAGCATTAACAAACCTTTCTATCTGTTCTTTAGGGGATTCTTTTATTTCTATACCCTCCATACATTTACCCCAACTGCAATCATAACAGAAAAGCAATAGATACCAAAACTTTTCAGCATCTAAATCTAATGTAGTAAGTAAATCCTGCAATTCTTTATTCTTTATGTATGAATCAAACGAGAATCTACCTTTCAATATTCCTCTGTTGTATCTTCCTTTAAAAGTGTCTGGCGTTTGTGACGGCAACATATATGCCTGTCCTGTTTCTTCGTCATAATCAAAATCAGGGAAATATTCTTGTGTCACTGGATATATATACTCTAGTAGCTCGCTATACTGTATTGAGAACTTATCTACTGGCTTCATTACCTACTTTTGTTCTTTTATATATTTCCAAATAGCAGCTAGAATTTCATCAAAATCTTCAATAGTATAACCTGTTTCAAGTTTCTGCTTACAAGTCGGATTATTTATTTTTCTAATATAGGGTATAGGATAATAATCTATTACTCCACCACAATTGAGACTTGTAAATTCCAATTTGTACATCTCCCAAGTATCAAATACTACTTCACAAGGTTCATATTCGTTATTAAAGAAGCCAATCGTATTTAGAGAGGTTTCTTTATTATTCTTGAAAGAATAGCTATATGCTCCTATAGGAATAATATATCGTATATTTATTAAAGACTTCGTCCCTAAAGTCCTTTCTACATAGGAACTTTCTAAATTTTCTTTTATATAAATAAAGTAGTTTTCGTTTTTATACGAATGAGACTCATTATTCCATTCCCCTTTTATAGTCTCCAATGTCTTTTTAAATTCTTCAATACTCATAATTTTATTGTTTAAATGATTATAACTGCAAATTTACTTTAATACTTCAACACTTAACCCTATACTATAAAAAAAACAGCAAATGAATTTCTTCAAATACTGTTCTTTCAATTCTATTAATCACTTAGACAATCAATCTGCTAAAAAACACTTCTTCAATAATGTATTTATTTCATCTTCTTTTTCTTCATCATACGTTATTGTTCCATTTTCATATTCACCCAACTGTAGTTGCTGAAAACTTTCAAGAAATGCATTTAGCTTATCTAAAACACCTTTCTTGCTAACGTCTATTACTAGCTTCATACTTCTTTTCATACTTTCATTATTTAAATTACAACAACAAAGATACCTATTTTTTTATATTAGTCCAATCTTTTTCTATTCTTCAACCAATCTGTCAATATCAGTCCAGTATTTCATATATGTACCCAAATGACCACGAGGAATAAATATCTTGCAATCCTTATTTAAACGATACAAAAATCCTAAATCACTACTATTCAAATATCCCCATTTCAAATGAATTTCTTTCATTCCTATACATCCTACAAATGCTTCTCCCCACACTTTAGAACAAGCAGGAATAGTTATTGACGATAATTTAACACAATTTTCAAATGCATAATCCATTATAAAAGTTACAGTGTTCCATCTATCTGCTATATGTATAGATTCCAAATTTGTACAATTAGAAAATGCACAACTACCAATAGTACCAGTTTCTGTAATATAAATAGAAGTTATTCCTGTACAACTAGAAAATGCATAATCACCAATAGTACCTATACTAGCAGGTAGATTAATAATTCCTCTTTTATTCAAAGGACATCTTACCACTTTTGTTTTACTTCTGTTATAAAGAATACCATCCTGTGTAGAATACGCACCCTTGTTATCTATAACTACAAATTCATCCAAATTAGCACATCCCTCAAATGCTGTTTCTGACATTGAAGAAACTCCACTACCAATTTTTACAGAAGTAAGTTTATGACAATTCTGAAAAGCGTACTTCCCTACCATTATAACATCGTCTGAAAAAGTAATAGATTCTAATTGATTACATCCTGTAAATGCATAATCTCCTACTTTTTTTACTCCATTAGGTACTATATAATTAGAAGAACCCAAATAACAACATCTTATTAATTCACTTTTACTTTCATTAAACAACATACCATTTTGGAAGATTTTACCTTCAATAGTATAAGTGCTATTATCACTAAGCATTCTTATTTTTTTTAAGTTAATACAACCATCGAGCATATTCTCTGCTGCACTGACTATACTATTTCCTATAACAATAGATTCAAGTTTAGTGCAATTAGCAAATGCTTCATTTCCTATGGTCTGTATATTATTAGGAATAGTAAAAGATGTTATACCGCTATATGACAAAGCAAAAGCACCTATATGCGCTATATTATTAGGAAGTACAATTGATGTCAATGAACCACATTTATAAAACATATATTGCCATAGTTCATTACTTGAGGATACTTCTTGTGTTATTCCAGTATAATATATCCCTCCATTAACCAAATTTGCATTCGAAAGATTTAAATTAGCCAGTTTACCATTTGTCTCATTACCTTTAACATCTGCACCTGCCATTTCGCGGATTAATGCAATATCATCCCCATTAATATCTCCCATAATCCTTAAATCTGTTATGTTGAACTTTACATTATCAGAAATTAATGTAGATAGTGCACCTACTTTTTTCAACTGTACCATAGCAGTAGTTCCCACAATAACACTATTACCATTTTCATTACTGATATTCGAATTGTCATCATTGTTCAAAGGTGTTTCATCATTATCTCCACCACAGGAATAAAACCCTGCACACAATGCAACTAATAATGCAGTTGCCACCAATCTAAATCTGCTCATATTAATAAATTATTCAGCTTACTTGTCCCCCTAGAAAGCAGTTATAAATAAAAAGGTGTGGGAACTATATCTGCTTTACCCTACTGACTGGCTTCTCGCATTGCCTTTGGAGTGGATAAAACAATAGCCCCACACCAATTTTGAAATATAGAAACCTAATACAAGGTAAGTATATAACAAATGATGTGAGTGCTATCGTTACCATCTTCACTCCATTTCAAATTTTGCGAGAATTTGTCAGCAGAAGATAATTTCAATAACACCTTTCGATAATATGTCCTTCCAATTCTAACTCATTAGACATCTGGAATTGCTGCAAAGGTACAAAAAAAAGCCTGTAATCAATCAAGACTACAGGCTAATATTATTTGCTCTTATAATGATAATCTATTCCAAATAAAGCTCCTACGAAAGTAAGCACCTCACCAAATGCTACCAGAATAGAACTATGTATAATACCTACAGGTACTACACAGAATCCTGCTATCAGTAATCCTATACCTACGACAACCAGTATGCAGGCTATTATTAATTGTATTTGTTGCTGATTCATAAACTCAAATAGACCTGAATGTTCCTGCAAATGTACCATCACTACTGATTTTAAACTCTGCTGCATTATCAATCCACCAACTACACATACCCTTAGTTGAAAAATTATATTTTCTTGCAACTAATTTTAATCGTCTTGGATAATGTCCGATTGAAATATAGCGTATATCTTGCCCGTTATACATAAACGCATAATTATTTGCACATTCAAGTCTTATTAAACCGGGATTTCCCTTAAATATCATTTCAACTTCAAGCCCTATAAATGTATCACTGCAAGGTAATATTATTGTTCTAGGGTCATTATCCTTATTTTTCGTAAAGAAGAAATTCAACCCATCCTTTAAATCAACTTCAAATGCGTTTGCAAAATCATAATCATCAATATCTATAGTTTTAAATTCCTTCCTCGTACCATACTTTAAGTTTAGATTACCATTTGTATCCCAGCTAATATTTCCATTTGCTAACTTACCAGAACCATCGTCCTTCAATTCCCATTTTCCAGACAAGTTTCTTATTGCACCAGACAGATAAGCATTATTAGAATAAAGTCCATCACCAGACAGTTCACCGAAATCTGTATCAGTAATTCCATCCAGATTACCTATTCTACTGGATATTGTGGAATCTGATTCAGAAGTACAACCTGTACGTATATCAATACAGCCATCATACGGATTCAGCAGGATAGAACTTTGTCTGGCTGCATCACTCGTATTGGCTATCCTTACTAAAGCATCACCAGTTTCTATATTGCCTAGTGCTTCTATTACATTGCAGGTAATAGTCGTACCATCCACAGTATTAACCTTTAAAACTATCTTCTTTGAAGATGAATCAAAAGTCTGGCTAAGTAGAATATCATCCACCCTAAAGACAGAATCACTGACTGTAAGAACCATTACATTATTTTCATTAGAAGTTATACCTGTTACCTGTGCTGAATCAGTAACATATAAAATTCCATTAGTTCCCCTTACCTCATTACTCGTAATAGTAAAGATATCCAGCCCTCCTTTTACTTTCAGATTGTCAAACTCTCCATTCTTGCCAGCGACAGATTTAAATTTCACATCAGAATCAGTACTTAAATACTGATTTATCGTATCTACATATTCATTCTTATCTTGTTTGTTTTCATTCAAGTATTTACCCATATTGGCAGATAATGCCTTATCCTTGCTGGAAGTTTCCAAATCATCAATTACCACAACTTTAGTACCAGCTTCACCTGATACTGTTGGCTGTAAAACTGTGCTTGAATAACTTCCACCTACATTCTTTAAATACTTGTTTCTGAAATTATGTGGTATATAGTTAGATTTTATTTCCATATCATCGTATTTCATTCAATTCAACATCACATTTATTATTAATCAAATCGTAGGTGATGGAATTGATTACAAAGTTCTTATTCAAGGTATTCTCTTTCAGGATTGAATTAAGCGATATATCCCTATTCTTTATTGAGTTACTGTATCTGAATCGTGGTTTACTATAGTAATTCACATACTTATTAATACAGTGTTCTTCTGCTTTCAATTTATCTTTAGAAACTCCATCAGTCAACGTATCAACAAAGTAATATTCATCTCCCACCTTAGTAAGAACATAGCTATAGCTGCCTGCGTGCTCATTATAAGTATTGATTCTAAATTCAATATCATCAAAATCATTCACTATATTTTCATCAATTACATTCTCAAACTTCAAGTCTTCATCATACGTTTCATCATTAAAAATATCCTTCACATAATCAGATGTAGTATATTTCAATTTAACATCATTAATGTGAAATGAATTACACCTGACAGGTTCTTTATCGGTACGTCTCATAGGAGTAGTTCCAAGTTGATTAGGAGCGTAAAGTTCAAATGTCAATTCCCCTAATGTCATTTTATCAGATGGCAATGAAACGGCAACACCATCTTCACTTTCTGCCAGATTCATACGCCACGAAACTGTATTAGTCAATGAATAATCAGTATCAAACACCTTATCCCCTACTTTATTCTTATGCACCAGATAAAAGCAGTCTTGCAATTTACATTCATCATAGAACCATTTCTCGACAAATACACGTTCATTACTGCTATTCGTATATGAATACACATAATTTCTATCTGCATATCCACCGCTATACTTTTCACGTCCAGAAATAGAATCATATTCCCCTTTAGTAACAAATCGCCAGTAGCCGTATTCATCCAGATACTTATACCAAGTTGCACCTGCCCAAGTATTTGGACCGTTACATATCTTATAATAATTCCTTGCAACTTTATTATGATACTCTTGATAATTAACCCATCCATCACCATCATAGTACATCTTATCACCAATTGCAAGTTTACATTTAAACATCGTATCCGTGAATCCTGTGGAATATTTACCATCATAGTATTGTTCATCAGATGTTACAATACATTCTGCTGCATTCCAATCACCAGACAGTCTATAATTTATATCAATAATGAAAGTTCCACCTTTGACTGCTATAGGCAGCTTATTTTTCAATGACAATTGAACTCCGTCTGTTGTTTTCCATCCCATCAGACCGTAATCACTTATCGTAAAATATGTCTTCCAATTTAAAGAAGAAGGTTCATTGGCAGTCTCATAATATGCTGCCTTTTGCCAGTAGCTGCCATTTGATGCAGCATTATCTGGAGTTACTTCTTCTATCGGTTCTATTGGTTTGTTAATCTCAAAAAGATATGGCTTATTCCAATCCCAATTATTCTTCGATTTAAAGAAAGCATTCAATAATGTATAATTCTTACCACTAATATCCCTTGTCGATTCATAATACTTATTTGCGTCTACATTCTGATTTATAATATCATCCTCATCATTCCATTCAGGAATTATAGTATTATTAGAATTTGAATTAGCAACTACCACCACTTTATTATATAGCTCACCAATGGCTATACTAGCATTACTTTCATAAATATTCTGATTAACATTAATAATGGTGTTATCAAGTGTTACCACCGTATTACTATCATCTGACAGGGTATATTTAGTATATGAATTGATATTCTTAATAATATCATAGTCCACGAAATAAATAGAATCACCATAATAATAGCAAGTCATACCCAGATACCTTGCAATATATTCTAATACGTCTTTACAGTTCTCTGCTTCATTCGCTTCATCGAAGAAATTTCTATCTAGGATGAATAAGTTATTTAGTAAATCAGTAGTATCATTTATCTTCTTTGCGTTGTGTACATAGACATTCTTTATTAATCTATTGGAATCAATCTGGCTTATGATATGTTTGATTACCTGATAAAAAGACACTATAGACTGCTTTTCATTTAGATAGGTGTAGTTATAGTTACTAAGAGATGAAAGAATATCATTAAACTGCAAGGATAACAAATTATATTCTTCATTATAATCCGTACTGTAAAGACAGGGGACTGAATAACCACACCACAATAAAGAACCATTCTTTGAGATAGTACAATATATCTGGTTTCCTAATGCTGTGTAGAGATTAGCCAGTACCTTAGTTGTTAAGACATTAATCTGGCAATCTGAACATTTGATTGGTTTGAACACATCGTCATCTGATTCATAGTTAATTGAAACTGCATCAGCAGAACAAAGTAATTCAGAAGCTATCAAAGTTCCTCCTGAATCCCTGTATATTTCAATATTGATAGTATTCTCATCTATATCCTTAAAAGATGAGTTATATATTAATTGATATCCCATTATGTCAGTCTGTTTATTCTGTTATTGTGTTGTTTTAAAACTCCAACCAGTGCTTTATCTGAAATCTTAAATTCAACTTCTCCAGACATAGCACCTCCTTTTACAGATGAACCACCGTCTAATAGGTTGAACAAATTGGACTGCTGACTTTTATTCAGAATCATTTCACCACTATTCACCCTAGCCAGTACCTTATCACCAAAGAAGGAACTGCCATCAACTACACCACCATTAGCAAATTGTGGCATAGTGGCAAAAGCTGCTATTACAGAAGCTACAGCAGCACCAGCCAACAGCCAACCTACTACAGGTGTTTGCGTGGCACTGGCTACGGCATTTCCTATAGATTCCGCTTTCTTTGCAGCAATAAGAGCTTCTATAGCAGGAATAGCAGTACCTATAGCTGTCATTAAATTAGCACTCCAAGTTAACCAAGCAGAAGCACCTTCATTTGTCATTTGGGATATAGAACCCATAACAGTAGCAATAGCACCTAATGAAGTTGCATAATCATTATTGACTTTTACATCTTCTTCTGTTACTAATGGAGTAGTCAGTTTACCTATATCCTTTGAATCAAATCCTTTAACGGATGGAATACCAGCAGGTTTTAATTCTCCCTGCTCCCTACTGTTATACTTAGCAGTAATATTTAGAACTATTTTCTTCTGTTCCAGTTCCTGTATCAGTTTTAGTGCAGATACTCTGGCTTCGTCAGTGATGGCATTGGAGTACTTCTTTCTAGCTTCCGTTATCAGTTTATCCAATTCAGCAACAGAACCAGCAGGAATTACTTCTTCTGTTTTTACCTTATTATTTCCTCCAGTAGGTTTAAGGCTATTCTGTAG